AAATGTTTCCCCGTCAAAAGTCATGTGCGCTTTGTAAAGTGCTTCGAACGGCCCGCGATACTCGCGTGTGATTTTAAGTGTGATTTCAATTCTCATTTTTTCCCCCTGACCGGATCGGCCCCGGCCCGCCTTGCTTTTATAACTTGCTGTCGTTATCCCCTGAAAACCTCATTGACCCCGCGCCCCGATTATTTCAGGATCTCGCGGACCGCGGCCCCGGTTCTTTTTGTGTAGCACCGGCCACACTTGCGGCAATCGCGCGCGCCGCAATTGATGTTTACGCTGCAAGCGCTTTTCGGATCGTATACGGTGAAATACTTGTCAATGAAATCGTATTTTTCCAGGATATCCGCCGCCGGCGTGTTGACTTTCGGGCTGCTGTAGATAATAACCAGGTTTGCGGGCTTTTCGATCCCGTAATATTCCATCGCCGCCGCGATGATATCCGGGTTTTTGGTCCATAATGCCGCCTTGCATTTGTGATTGACTGCAGCGATGAGAAAATAGTTATATACCTGGATCATGTTGTTAAGGTCCCCGAAAGACTCAAACCGCAACAGCGGCCATTTTTCGGCGTTTATGACGGGGATTTCGTCAAGCGTTAATTCTCTTTCGGTCAGGACCGCCGTATTGCGTGCGAGCTTTGCGCCTAAATCGCTGTATTGATCGAGCATTGCCGCCGCGAAACAAAAGGCGCAAATGCTTTCCGGGTCCTTTGCCCTGGCCTGGCAACGCTTATTAAGCGCAACCGATGTACTAATGGATATTACGCCGGACATTTTGCCGGTGTGATCGTTACAGAAACATTTTGTGATTGGGCTTTTGTAGCTTTCGCGTGTTGCGAAATTGTAGTTTGCCGGTGTAGTTCTTTCGTATGGTTTGCGCGCTGCTGCTTTTACTGCTGCTGCATAGTCGATTGTGCAAATGTTATTTTTCATGGTTCTTTGTCCTTTCGTTTGTGGTTCATGTTATCATGAACTTATGAATTGAATTTGATTTGATTTGTGCTGTTATCCTTTCGGCGTATTCATGATATCATGAACGAAAAAAGCTTGTCAAGCACTTTTTTAAAACTTTTTCCGATAAATTTCAAAAACCGCTTAACGCCAAGGGCCCAGGGCATGAAAAAAATTTAATCAGGGCATGAAATATTGAGAAATTATCAAAGAAACATCATGTTATAATATAGGCGTAAAAGAATGCAACAAGGGCCGCAAAAGGTCCTTTTATTATTTAGCCTTGAAACGCTGCCGGCACGATCCGGGCAAAACAAAGCAAATAAAACAGGATAAAATTGCTTCAGCGTTACAAGGTCCGCGCGGAAGCGCGAAAAGGGCGGGCCGATCTGGTCCAGGAGGGCGGGCCATGCCTAAAGGCGTATACAAACATACAAAAGAAAATACAAACAATGAAAGCATAACGGCGTTGTCTATGGCATATGGAAACGAAATAGACACTTATAAAGAGTATGCAGCGCAACGGCGGAAAAATCGCAAGTACGATATATTTGAAATAACAAAAGCTCTGGAAGGCATTACAAATTATATAGAAGAGTCAATAACAAAAGGGCGTCCGGCTACAATTTCAGGAATGATTTTAGCAAGTGGATGTAATAAGGATTTCTATTACAGATTAAAAAACGGCGATTTCGATTATATAGCCGTAGAATACATAATAGAAAATAACATAACAGAAACGGATCTAACTACATCCGCCGATGGTTTGCAATGGTATATTGATAAATCTACAGATAACAAAATAATGCTTTCGCCGTTTAGCGATGTTATCGAAAAATGTTTACTTTTAATAGAAGATAGTTTGCAAGTAACAACGCTAACTAACAAAAGTATGGCAATAACAACGGGCGCAATATTCAATCTCAAGGCCGTATTTAACTATAACGACAAGCCGGAAGCGGAAGCCCGGACGGTAAACAACACTTTGATTGTAAACACGGACGCGAAACAAGCCGCGGAAGCGATGAAGTTATTGTGTAAAAATACGGAAGAATAAATAATCATGCAACAATCATGCATAAGGAATGCATAAGACTGTATAATTATACACGATGATGTATAAATCTATCATAAAACAGCGGGATAATACAATAATGCGTGTATGAATATGCAGCGCCGTCCTTAATGTTATTTTAAGGAATAGTTGAAGCGGCAATGATCCCGGCGCGATCCGGCCAGGGGGTAAGGGGCCCTGCATAAAAGAAAAGAAAAAAGAAAAGAGAAAAGCTGTGGATAAATAGGGGACCGGGGCCGGGGAAAAGCTGTGGATAAACGGGGATCTATGTCCCAATTGCGGGAGGGGTAGAGAGGAGTTTTTTTACTTTCGGCATCCTCACGAGTAGACACATCTCCTAAAAACATCCCAAAAGAAAGGACCATAAAAATATCGTGGCCCTGATTTTTTTATAAAAATAAGAAAAGGTCCATCTAACCCTTTCATGGAAAACCCCTGCGGCGTGGGCGACAATAACGCCGCTATAAGGACGGTACTGCAACGAGATGCGCGATTGGTTTCGAGTCGGTGCAAGTCCGACACCGTCCGTACCCACGGAAAATGCGCATAGACCCTGCAGGGCTGAATCGTGCGTACAAAATAAATACGAAAGGTTAACACTACTAATTTGGTTGATGTCCTGCGGGGGAGAAAACATGGCCGTAACGGAGACAGACAAGAACTTAACAGCGAGTGTGATAGGGGACTATAAGACCTATTGTATGTATGTACACACGCCGGAGTTTTTTCATGTCGAAGGATACCGTAAAGAGGACTTGCGGTGGTATCCGTCCAAGTTCCATAAGTACTTGTGCGATACCGTCCAGGAATTCATCGAACGGCCTACAGATAAAGCATACGAGATATTGGTCTTGTCGACTCCGCCGCAGCACGGCAAGTCAGAGACTATCACCAAGACTTTGCCGTCGTGGTATCTGATGAAGCATCCCGATGATTTTGTCATCGAGGTATCATACGGAAATGATTTGGCGGAGCGGTTCGGAAAAGCCAACCTTGACAAGGTAAAGGAATACGGCCGTCTGTTCGGGGTCACGCCTGACCCGAAGAAATGCACATCGCAGGAATTCTACCTGAAAGGTCATTCGGGCGGAATGATCAGCAGAGGGCGCGGCTCGTCTCTGACGGGCTATTCAGGGCATCTGATCGTGATAGATGACCCGATCAAGAACCGTGAGGAAGCAGATTCCGAGACGCAAAGGGAAAGTTTGTGGGAAGAGTTCAACGACTCCATCGTGTCCCGGCATCAGCGGGGGACGAAGATCATTCTGATCATGACCAGGTGGCATGAAGACGATTTGGTCGGCCGGATAAAGGAAAATCTCCCCGAAGACATCGTCACGGTGATAAATCTGCCGTGTGAAGCGGAAGAAGACGATTTATTGGGCCGTAAAGTTGGTCAGGCTTTGTGTCCTGAGATCGGCAAAGACGATGTGTGGCTGCGTGAATTCAAGAAGACCCACGCGTCAGAGCATGGGCTTCGTTCCTGGAATGCTCTGTATCAGGGGCATCCAACGGCCAGGGAAGGCAATATATTAGAGCGTGAATGGTGGAAATTCTACGACTCGAAGGATATGCCGAAGTTCGACACGATGCTATTGAGCGTGGACGCTGCGTTCAAGGACGGCGAAAAGAACGACTATGTGGCAATCACGGTATGGGGAAAGGCCGGACGGGAGATATTTTTAGTGGATCTCGTCAATAAGCATCTGAATTTCATGGCAACAGTCCGTGCAATAGAGCTTATGGCCTACAAATACCCCAAAATAGGGCCTATTCTGATAGAAGACAAGGCAAATGGTACAGCGGTCATGCAGATGCTGCGGGACAAGCTGCCTGGTATCATCGCGGTAAGGCCGGATGCATCCAAGGAAGCCCGTGTTCAGGCTGTTTCGTTTGCGATAGAAGCGGGAGATGTCTATCTTCCGAAGGACAAGAAGTTCACATGGGAATTTATCGACCAATGCGCCGCATTTCCAAACGGAAAACACGATGATATGGTCGACTCTATGTCCCAGGCACTCACAAAACTGATATTTACGCGCAGATTCCGCTTTTTCGAACGGAAAAAGAAGCGCGGTGACAGATATTTCACGCTTCCTGAAGAGAAACCGAAGGAGAATGAGGAAAGGATCTTGGTCATATGACTATCATGGCAATAATTTTGGGCATAATCTGCATTTTACAGCCGATTTTTATTCTGAAGGCGGTAAAATTCGGCATCAAGTGCGGTTCGAAGCCCGAAGTTGCTGCAGAAGAACCGATTTTCGAAGTCAATGTGCCCAAAAAGAAGAAACTGACGGACGAAGAGCGGAGATTCGCAAGCATCATAGAGAATCTCGACAACTATGTCGGTGATTCTACCGGACAGAAAGAGGTCATTTAATGGAATTTTTCAAATTTGGCGAGAAAAAAGAGATCGAACCGACTCATATTTGGAAAAAATACGAGAAGGGCATCGATTATCTCACTCGAAAGCGTCTGATCGACCGGACAACGAAGAATTGGAACTTTTTCGTAGGCAAACAATGGGAAGGACTCGAAAGCGGTGGCGAAGAGCTGCCGTTTTTTAATTTCATCCACCCGAACATCATGCGTAAAGTCACCACGATCTACTCGAACAGAATGGCTGTGAACTATACGGACATGGAAGGCCGCACAGATATGCAGCCGGTGTACGACAGACTTCAGCAGATGTTCTCAAATGATTGGGAAAAAGCAAACGAAGATGTCCTGATGCGTCAGACGCTGAAGGAAGCTGCCATCACGGGTGACGGGATTCAGTATTTCGGCTCCGGAGACATGGAAGATGTGCAGGCATTGCAGAATACGAGCATTCTGTACGGAGATGAATCTGAAACAGACATCCAAAAGCAGCCCTATATCATCATCCATCAGCGTGAAACCGTAGCATCCGTCAGGAAGCAGGCGGAAATGAACGGCATCCCGGAAGAGGACATTCAGCTCATCATCCCCGACCAACTGACCGAAAATGTGGTCGGAAACCGGCAGGAAGTCAACGAAGACATGAATTCTTCCGCTTCAAAGGTGACTACGCTGATATATATGTGCAAGCGTGACGGGATCGTCCATGTCGCAAAATGCACAAAGAATGTGATCTACGATGAAGAACACGCGATTCAGACCACGCTGCCGGACGGCAAGCCGGGAAAAGCCCTGACAAGATACCCCGTTCTGAAGCTTTCATGGGAAGACTATCCAAACGATGCAAGAGGAGTATCCCAGGTAGAAACGCTGATCCCGAATCAGATCGAGATAAACAAGACACTTGCAAGGCGGTCGATGACAACAAAACTGACCGCCTATCCAAGGCTTGCATATGATACAAACATCAGAAATCCGGAAGCCCTGCAGAAGGTCGGCGCACCGATCGAAGTACAGACCGGCGGAGTATCGTCAGTAAGTCAGATGATCTCATATCTGAACCCTGCGCAGTCATCCGGAGAGCCAAAGCTTCTGACAGACGATCTGCTTGAGATCACGCAGGAGCTGTCGGGGTCCGGTGACACCACAATGGGAAATATCGACCTTCAGAGAGTAGCCGCTTCAGCGATCATCGCAGTAAACGACAAGGCGGAGTCCATGCATGACGAAACAGTCGCAAAGCTTGAGATGTTCGTAGAGGACATGGCTAATCTGTGGGTAGAGCTTTGGCAGGTCTACCATCCCGAAGGCCTGACAGTCATCATGAGCAAGCCGATGGAAGTACAGGCGACCGACCCGATCACGGGAGAACCGAAGGTAGACGCAATGGGCGCACCTATCATGGAAACAAAAGAAGTCGATGTACCGGTCACGATCACATCAGAGCAGCTTGACGAGCTGAAACCAAGAACGCGGATTGATGTTTCGAAGGACAACTCGTTCACAAGAGAAGCTGCGCAGACGGTACTCGATGGATTCCTGGAGAAGGGCCACCTCACACCGGAAGAATATGTCGAGGTAACACCTGACACTTCACCTGTCCCGAAGGCAGCACTTCAGAACATATTCAAGAGGAGAAAAGAACAGCAGGCGCAGATGCAGGCACAGATGCCGCCGCAGATGCCGCCACAAGAACAGGCTATGCCACCGCAAGGTGCATAACATAAATCATCATTTTTCAAATTGGGGGCGGGCAACCGCTCCCGTTCCTTTCCACAAGGAACAATAATTATTAGGAGGATTCATATGGCATTTGAAGAAATCGATGCAATGGCATCGGAAAGCGAAGAAATGCAGGAAGTCGCTGAACCTGCAGAAGCCGAATCAAGCGAAGAAATTCAGGAACCCGCTGAACCTGACTCCGAAGAGGCGGAAGGTAAAACTTCAGCCGATGCCGCATTCGCACAGATGAGACGCGAAAAGGAAGCGGCAGAACGGGAGCTTGCAGAACTCCGTGCCAAGCAGGAACGGGAAGCTGCGCTCCGGGCAGCAGAAGACAATGCGATAGCCGAAATGAGCGGTTATGACGACATTGCGTATCTGCTTGCCGAATCATCGGGAAAAAGTATTGAGGAAATCCACGCGGATATCGAAGCGGTACGGGAAAAAGAGGAACTCTTGCAGGAGAACCAATCTCTGCACGAACAGCTTGCAGAAGTAAGGGCCGACAAACTTATGGCCGAAGACCTTGTAGAGATCCAAAAGTTCGACCCGAATGTGAAGTCACTCGCAGACCTGGGGGAATCATGGGAAGCGTATAGGCTGAACGCGGGGCTTACGGCACAGCAGGCATACTTTGCCGCAAAAGCCGAAAAAGAAGCCACAGAGATCAAGCCTGCCAAGCCAATCGGCAAAGTGAACCAATCCCCGGTAGAGAGTGAATTTTTCACAGAAGCCCAGGTAGCCGCCATGACTTCCGAAGAAAAAACAGCAAATGCGGAGAAAATCATGAAATCGCTTCCGCATTGGAAGAAATGATTCTCTCCCGGATAAGGAGACAATATGGCACTTGAAAAATTCATCCCTGAAATTTGGGTAGCACAGTTCGACAAAGAACTCGAAAGACAGCTCGTATTCTACGAGAACTGCAACCACAAGTATGAGGGGCAGGCAAGAAAGCCGGGCGACACGATCAAGATCCTCGGACTCGGAATGCCGACTCTGACCTCATACAATGACGGCAAACTTCATGCCGTACCAACACCGGAAGCCATCCAGGATCTGTCACAGACCATGCCTATCAGACAGATCGAGGAATTCGCATTCTATATCGATGACCTTGAGAAGAGACAGGCAGAAGGCGGAGAAGGCCTGCTTGGCGAGTACATGACCCAGGTCAAGTACGCAGTAGCAAACAAGCAGGATGCGTTCATCGGCGCATTGGTAGCGGACAGCGCAGTAGAACCGGCTTATGCAGTAGCACCGACCGCGGTAGCGGGAACAGCAGGCGCAGGCGAAGTCAATGTTCTTGACGCGATCGACGAAGCACTTCTGAAGCTGCTTGAAAACGATGTACAGAGAACAACAGAGATCACTCTGACAGCCCCGCCGGCATTCATCGCGCTGCTGAAGAGAGCGTATGTAGAGTTGGATACAGACAACTCCGAAATGATGAGAAACGGCCGTGTCGGAAGATACGCAGGCATCACCATCAAGGAATCCAACAACTGCTACAAGACCGGAGCTGCGAACAGCAAGGTCACTCACATCCAGGTCAAGACGAACAATGCTATCGCGTTCGTCAAACCATATCTGCACCTGGAGTCCTACAGACCTGACGGCTACTTCGAAGACGCGGTCAAGGGCTACTCCCTGTACGATGGCAAAGTCGTTAAACCTAAAGAAATCATCGACCTTAATGTCAAGCTCGGTGACTAATTAGAAAGGGGGAACAGCTATGGCAAGAAAGACAGCAATCACTAACTCAAAGGTCATGGGACCAAATGTTGCGGCAAGCGTAACAGCAAACGCGGTTACACAGAGTTCTGCATTCTATGTAGATTCCACAGAACTCGATGAAAGAACCGCATTCGTATTCACTCCGGGTTCATCTTCAGCCACGCTGAAGGTATACGCTGGCACAGGCTATGCTGCCACGAATGACCTGGAACTGACCGCTGCTGCTGCTTCTACCGGCTATGCGTTCTCACTCGATTCTGCGAGATACGCAATCGCAAGCGGAGAAGACGCAGGACTGATCAAGATGGAAGCCAATGTGGCAGGAACATTCGCGATCATTCAGCTGAAGGTCTAAACCAAACAGGAGACAGGGGCGGCATTGTCCGCCCCTTCTTTTTCTATGAAGTTACAAATACTGATACCACAATTTAAGGAAACAGAAGAAGACATAAAACCCCTTTTAGACAGCATTGCATTGCAGCAGAATGTCGATTTCAGCGAGATAGGAGTCATCATTTGCAATGACGGCTCGGATGTATATCTGCGCCGCGATTTTTTGGACTCGTATCCGTTCAATATCGACTACCATCTGTGCCGGCATCGCGGAGTCTCTGCGACAAGGAATACTTGCCTTGACTACGCAGAAGCGGATTTCGTGATGTGGTGTGATGCTGATGACTTGTTTTTATCTGTTTGCGGTCTGTATCTTCTGTTCCGTTACATGGACGAAGGATTCGATGTATTCTATTCAACCTTCTTCGAGGAAACGAGAGACGCGGCAACGGGGTTGCCGGTGTACATCAAAAGGGAAAAAGACGCGACCTTCGTACATGGTAAAGCCTACAGACGCGGATATCTTAAGTCAAAGGGACTCCGGTGGAATGAAAAACTCACAGTTCATGAAGATGCCTACTTTAACGGTCTGTGCATCAACACGGCAAAGAACGTGCGGTACTGCGAGGACGCATTCTATCTGTGGAAATGGCGTGACGAGTCCGTATGCAGAAACGATGAAGAATACAGATACTCGACTTATGTAAATCTTCTCGACACATACGATTACCTTGTCATGGAACTCATCGCAAGGGATTTCCGTCAGCAGGCGATCTACTATGTATGCTACACGGTATTTGAAACTTACTACACGATGAACAAGCCCGAATGGCAGAATCCTCATCGTGAACCAACAGAAAAAAGATTCGGACAGTTCTTCAGGAAGTGGAAAGACCTATGGGAATCGGCATCAATGAAGGAAAAGATGAACATCTCCGAAACCATAAGATCAAAGCACATCAAGGAAGGCATGGAGATGGAGATGTTCACATTGTCCGAATGGCTCGATAAAGGAGAAAAACAATGTCAAGCAGAAGACAAAGAGAAAGATTCCGCAGAGAAAAAGTAGCTTATATGGAAACGCTGCAGGAATCCAGGCTTGAAAATGAGAGGAATTCAAAGCTTGAATCTCTCACGAAAGCAGAACTCATCGAATATGCCGAATATAACGGCATCAAAATTGATAAGACGGCAAGAAAAGCCGACATTTTGGAAAAGATCAAGGAGTAGTTTATGAACTACGGAGAAATCAAGCACAACATCATATCCCTTGGATTTGCGGAAGAATCGGACTACGAAGAGTACGAAGAGCTAGGATATACGTTTGATGCTATCAACAGAGCAATAGATGTAATCAAAGGCAAGTTCCCGTACATTTCAACATACGAGTTTGAAATCGATGAGGACGAAACCGATTTTATCAATATCGACCTGAACACGCTGCCGGGATTCCTTCAGCTTGCGAAGGATACGCCGGTCATGTTCGAAAAAGACGGGAAAGATATGTTCCAGGACTTTGGTGATTACAAGATA